GCTAAGATATTTAATCGCAACACAGACGCTAGCCTTTACATACAGACAAGCAGCGGTAATACCGTCTATCTTTTAGATGGCAGTCAAAACACAATGGCTGTTTTCCATGATGACGCAATACAATTTAACATTGATAATACTATTGCATTTGAGATTGATGGCAACAGAGATGTAATCATTAAAGATGGAGGTGATTTATACACAGCCACAGCAGGAGACGCTAACCTACGCCTTGGTGCCACCGCAGGGGCTGCCCTTGTAGATGGTTCTTTACGCAATACATTTGTGGGCGACCTCAGTGGCACTTCTACTACGCTAGGGGATGACAACACAGCACTTGGGCATAATAGCCTTGCGACAAATATAACTGGATTAAAAAATACGGCAATAGGACGAAGTGCTTTGGCTTCGGTTACTGCCAGCGAAAACACAGCAGTCGGCTACTTAGTTGGGTCAAATATTGGAGCTGGGACTCACAACGTTGCTGTTGGGGGGTCTGATGGTGCTTCTGGAGCAACACTAGGAACTAATGGCTCAGGTAATCAAAATACGGCTATTGGATTTCAGGCTTTAAAAGCCGTAACCACGTCAGATAATACGGCTCTAGGATACCGTGCAGGCTATTTGATAGGAACGGGACATTCTAATACGTTAATCGGAGCTACCGCTGGAGATAACATCACTGATGGCGATTCCAATATCATAATCGGCAATGGCATAGACGCTGCAAGTGCCACTGCTGATAACCAACTGAATATCGGTGGTTGGATACAGGGTGCTGCTGGACAGATTGCTATTGGGGTTGCTGCTAGTACTGCTAATGATGGTACTTTAATTGTTAAGGGCGATGACAATTTGCACCCTGTGATTAAGCCAGAAGGTACTAGTTCAAATGGTTTTACCTTGCTTGCAGATAATTATGCTGCTGATGAGTCTATAATGAGTTTAGGACTACATCATTCATCTGCCGCATTAGTCTTAGCTAGGGGTGTTAAGGTTAGTAATTCTGCTGATAATGTATATTTATCCTCACAAGACACAGGCGCACTACAACCCGCTGCTATTAGATTTAGCAATGGTACTATGCAATTCTTGTCGGCAGCGTCTAATGCAACAGTTGCAACAGACTCTGCGGTTACTATGGTTGAAAGATTAAAGGTTCAACACACAGCAGGTGCCAACGTAGTAGTTGCTGACGGCCTCACACTCACAAACGGAAACCTAGTAGTCGCAGACGGTCACGGCATTGATTTTTCTGCACAGACAGCCTCTTCTTCAGCCAGTGTGGACAGCGAAGTTTTATCTCATTACGAGCGCGGTGAGTTCACCGCTGCATTTACGGCAGCTTCTGGTTCCGGGGCCATAACAATACATAACAGTTTCAAAACGGCACAATATGAACGAGTCGGTAACGTAGTTACATTTACTCTACACGCCAGAGTAGCTAGTGTTTCCAGCCCTAGCGGTACTGTAACTATCACAGGATTGCCTTTTGCCACACCAAATAATACAGAATATCGTAGTAGCTTGGGAGTTGCTGTTTATTTTAATCTTACAGGAATGACAGCGATGCAGGTTCCGATTGCTTATGCCAACTCTAATTCACAAGTCATTAATTTTGGGGTGCAAAACACAAACAGCATTGCCGGTCTTGATGGCGCACGGTTTGCAGCAAACTCTGAATTATATATCACAGGTTCTTACTTTGTAACATAACTCATTCGGAGAATGGGTCGGACAGTCCATAAAAGGAGATAAAATATGGCAAACGGTGACATCACTAAAGAAATAGAGTACGATAAAATAGAAGTAGTTGCCGCTTGGAGTATCCAAGTTCGCAGGGCCACTAAAATCATGGAAGAAGGTTCCTCTGGCGCACTGACTGAACTTAGTCGCACCTTTCACAGGCATGTTCTTCAGCCGTTTAATTCAGTCAAAGCTGAAAATGGCGCATGGACACATACCGCCACAGACATCTCAAGTGAAGCCGCAAGCGTACAAGCTATAGCTACAGCAGCTTGGACAGACGATGTTAAGAACGCATACAAGGCAATGCGTGAAGCACAGACTACTTAACCCCAACCCCGAAAGGAGATCACAATGGCTGAGAAAAAAACAAACACCATTACGATCAACGGAAATGACTACACTGAAGATCAACTGACAGACCAACAAAAAGTGATGGTGAACCATGTTGGAGACTTAGACAGAAAAATAAGCTCTACCCAGTTTAACTTAGATCAACTTCAGGTGGGCAGGCAGGCGTTTATGCAACTGCTAACCGCGTCCCTAGAAGTTAAGGAAGCCGTTGAATAATGCCACCGCCTAACTGGACAGCAATAACAGTAGTAGGTGCCTTGTTAACTCAAGGTGCCGCTGTTGTCTGGATAGTTAGTACAATGACTTCTGACATAAAGTATAACAGGGGTAGTATATCAGAGGTAAGATCAAGCACTGCAAGACTAGCAGGCGACATACACGAGAATGATGTAACTATTGCTAGGATAGACGCTAATGTCGAAGCAATACGAGCCGCGATACACACTATAGTCGCGCAGAGGTAGGGATGAGCTATGATCGACCCTGTAAGTGCGTTTGCTGTAGCCTCCGCTGCTTATACGGGCATCAAAAAAGTTATCGGACACGCCCAAGAATTAGAAGGCATATCTAAACAATTAGGTTCGTGGTACGGCGCTTGCGCTGATATAAACAGGGCGCAAGCACAAAGAAAAGCGCCTACGTTCTTTGAACGAGCTACGCAGGGTCAGTCTATCGAAGAAGAAGCTTTGCAAATACTAATTCACCAGAAGACTTTGAAAGAACGTGAATTAGAGATTGCCGCTATGATAAACATGAGATTTGGCTGGGGAACGTATGATGAGATGCTGGACATGCGCCGGGCGATCAGGGCTGAACGGGAAAAGACCGCATTTGCACAAGACGAGGCCAAGCGTCAAATCCAGAACAACATGGCTATACTTGGTTTATCCATGCTAATTATTGGGTTTCTGGGCGGTGCTATTTATCTGATCGTACTTGTATCATGAGTTATTTTCTCCCGCTCATCCTTGCATCGTCCCTGCTCAACCCAGAGTACGTTACATGCAACCTATGGAAATATGTAGACAACGACGGCGAACTTGTGTGCTTATACTCAGGTAAGAACGGCACGCTGGGCTATCACTACCCCACGCTTAGTTTCCGCGAATGCCCCAGACAATTTGAATGCCTTTATCAACCAAACTCTAAGGCTAAAGTAAGCCTGAAAGACATATTAAAGGGACTATCTGATGGATTTTAAACAAGTTTTAGAGTATAAACTGCTACCACGTTTAATGATGCTCGTAATGACTGTCATGTACATAAGGTGTCTTGAGTGGGCACTTACGCAACCAGACTTGTCTACGCAACAGGCTTCATTGATTTCTGTAGTTTCTGGTGCTATGACTGGGGCGTTCGCTGTATGGTTGGGACATGAAAAATGATACAAGCCTTATTAGGCCCGATAGGGGCGCTTGCTAGTACATGGTTGTCATCGAAGGTAGAAACTAAAGCCGCCGAAACTAGGATGAAGGTTAGCGAAGCAGATGCACGCGCAAAGATAATGCTATCCGCAGCCACGTCAGAGGCCGACTGGGAAAAAATCATGGCCCAAGGTACTCAAAACTCGTGGAAAGACGAGTATCTGGTAGGTCTTTTCAGTATACCTTTAATTTTATCATTTTGCGGCGAGTGGGGCAGGCAGACCGTATCAGATGGTTTTGATGCTTTGTCCACTATGCCCGACTGGTATCAATATACGTTAGGTGTGATCGTAGCGAGTTCATTTGCCGTTAGGTCAGCTACAAAGTTTTTTGGAGGTAAGAAATGAGTTTTAAACTATCAACGCGCAGTCTTGGCCGACTTGAGGGTGTAGACGAACGATTAGTCACTGTTGTTAAAGCAGCCATCCACACAAGCAAGATAGACTTTGGCGTGATTTGCGGGATGAGAACCCTTGAAGAGCAACGTGCCCTTGTTGAAAAAGGCGCGTCTCAAACGATGAAATCAAAACATCTTGAAGGTCACGCTGTAGACCTCATGGCCTATATTGGTTCTAGGGGCAGTTGGGAACTAAACCTGTACGATAACATTGCCGACGCCATGGCCCAAGCTGCGCGTGACGTAGATGTGCCTATCAGATGGGGAGCAAGCTGGACGGTGCCCAACATCGCACAGTTTAGTGGCGGGTCTATGGAAGATGCTATGAACAGTTACATTGATGAACGTAGGTCGCAGAACCGCCGCCCGTTTATAGATGGCCCACATTTTGAACTAATGGTGTAATATGCCTTTAAAAAAGCTCCTGCTAAAACCCGGCGTCAACCG